CAGTTCACGCCGACGCTCGATTTCTGGGTGTCAATGAAGAACGACGGGATGCCCTTTCCAAGCGTGAGGTTGTAGTCGGTCGATTCCAGCCTGTCCGCGATGGTCACGACGAAGTCGTAGGCGGAATCCCTGTCGCACGTCACCGTGGACTGGATTGAATCGGCCAACTCGATTGGCGTTCCGTAGCTCGAATCCGAGACCTTCTTGAACTTCGCGGCGATTGTCACGGCGTTCTTGCCGTTCAGGTACGAGTAGCGCGCGTTCGCGGTGATGTACGTCGTAGGCTCGAAGTTGTTCAGTCGGTGCAGGTCGATGACCGCAGTAGGTGCGCTGTAATCATCGACGGTCACCTGAACCGATTTGCTCGCAGTGAACCCACGGCTGTCCGTTGCCGTGACTGTCAGCGCCTGAGAATACGAGACGTCAACAGCACCGAGCGAGACTGTCCCAGAACTCTTAACTGTCTTTGATACCCCACCGAATGCGACGGTGTAGCTCGCGATGGTCGCGCCCTTCTTTGCTGTCGCGGTGGGCACTTTCACCGCAAGCGTCGAATGGTTCTGGACGATGCGCGACTTATCCCCAGTCACCGCCACCGTTGCCGCGTTGGCGTCCTCATATGAGACCGCCCCAAGCTCGGGCGCCGCATCGACGATGTTCATCTTCCTATCAGCGCGCGAGTAGTACGCCGTGCCGTCGATGGTCGTTTCCAGAACGTATGTGACCTTCAGCGTCTGCGATTTCTTGCTCGCGTTGCGCAGGGCCGTGCGCTCCGAATCGGTGAGCTGCATCGTGTACGAGCCGCTTGCCCCGCTTATCGCTCCGGCCCTCGTGATGCTCCCGCCCTCGAACTCGATTGAGACGTCGCACGAGAACGAAGACGGGTTGCTGTAGGTGAGCGTCGGGTCCGTCTCGTCGGTGAAGTCGTTGGCGGTCACGATGGTCGCGTTTCTGGCTATCCTGTCGAGGGTGATTGAGCCAGATGCCGTGATGTTCCCGACCTTCTTGCCGTCAATCGTGGCGTTGATGTTGAACGTGTCGATAAGCTGCGCGACCTTGGTTCCGTCCGCGTCATGCGACACCCTGTGGACGGTCGTACCGAGAAGGACGGAGCCGCCCTTCTGGTTGATGGCCCCAGAAGTGTATCCCTGCGAGACACCTCCGACAGAGCATGTGTTCGTGCGAGAAGCGATGTTCAGCGAGTACGCGGGGCCGATGACGAGCGTGTGCTTGACCGTCACGTCGGAATAATTGCCAGCCGCGTTCTGAACCGCGCTCCAATCAGCGCGTAGCGTGTAGCCGCGATATGCGCCTGTGATGCTTCCGCTTGATGCCATTCGATTCCCCCCCTTCCTATGCGAGTGCTACGAACGCGATTCCCGTGCTCGCGTCCGTCTTGATGGGTACCATCTTGAGCAAGCCGCCGACAGCGAGCGAGCTGTTGATGTACCCGTTCGCCATGTAGAACACGCCGTCGGTAACGCCGTAGGTCGCGTTTCCCTGCGCGTCGTAGCCGACAAGCCCCTGCGAAGCGTTGATTTCGATTCGCGAGCCGTCGTTGGCCCACATGCGAAGCCCGTCCTTGTCGAGCTGTCCCAGCAGCGAGCCGCCAGCAGAGCGAACCTCCATCACGCCGTTGCCGCTTCCGCCCAGCTTCAGCGTGCCACCCTTGATTAAATCGGCCACGAAGTTGATGACGTTGATGTGCTGCATGTTCATCGTTCCGTCGATGCCCCACGCGCTCTCGAAGGCGCCCGCGATGCCGTTGCGCGAGAAGGCGATACCGTTATCGTTAATCATGATGACGTTGTGCGCGTCCTCCTTCGGCAGCGAGTCCAGCACCATGATTTTCGAGCCGTCGTAGATGACGTACGAAGCGCCCATCGACTGCGTGATGGTCTGCGTGACCGTATCCGTAACGCCCTGAATAGCGCTGTTGACCGTGCTCTGGGCGGCGCTCTGTGCTGACGATTGGAGCGACCCAGCAAGCCCGCTGAGCGTCTTCTGGAAGTTCCCGAACTCGATTTCGGTGTACTTGCTGAGGATGCAGTCATACGTGAACCCGATAACGCTTGTCAGGATATGCACGCCAAGGCGCTCGTCGATGACTTCCACGGTGTCACCGATGTCGGTCACGCGTTCGAGGTTGGCCTTCAACGTGTAGTTGACCTTCGGCACGCAGTTTGCGTCGACGTAGTCCTGTGCCTGCCTTCTCAGGTCATCGACAAGTGCTTTACGGTATGCCGTCTCGTCGTTGCCGTAATCGTCTTTCTCGATTGAGGATTGCGAGAACGAGACGGTCTTGGTGAACGGTATGTCCCATTTCTGCTCGCTCTCGACGTAGATTGACGCGCTCGGGTCTTGGTCGTTCAGCAGAATGCCGTCCTTGCCGACTGGCAGCAGCTTCGTTACGACGCCGCTCCAATCGTACTTGCACGTTAGTTCCTTCAGGTTCTTGCGGTACCTGACGGTCACGCCATTGTCTGCCCCGATTGACTGGCGAAGCTCGATGCGGAAATTATCGCGCACCAGATGCCCGCCCCAGCGCTCGATGACCGTCTGGATTGCCTCGTAAAGCGACTTGCGGACGCAGCGGAACGAGCCAATCGTCTGCACGTCAGAGATGACGGCAAACTCGCTCTTCGGCTCCGTCGCTTCGTTCAGGTGGTCGAGCGCCGAGTTTGCCGTCATGTCAACGACGTACGAATCCGCGATGAGGTAGTTCTTGGAATCGTAGAACACATGCCACGCCTTCAGCGAAACCTTGGTGCTCTTCTTGGTCACGTCCGATATGCGGAACGCCTGCGCCCCCTGCGGCGTGTCGGCCACGATTATCCTCCCGCTGGTCAGATAGTCGGCGTACTTCGTGCTCGCTTCAAGGTCTAGGTAGTAATCGCCGTTGTCCTTCTTTGTCACCTTGGCCTTCGTCGGAAGAACGACTATATCGCCGTTGGTGGTGAAGCTCTTGTCGGTAGCTTCGAAAACCCTAATCATAGATGCACCTCCCTATATGACAAGGGGGCGCATCGCTGCACCCCCCTGAGCGTTCAATCTTTCTACGGCCCTAAAGCTCGATGCCGTAAATGTCCTTGTATGCGGCCTTCGTAGCGTCCTTGTACTTCTCGGGAACGCTGTCGAAAGTGCGAAGCCCCTTGTAAATCAGTCGCGCGTAGATGTAACCCATTCTATGCCCCTTCCACGATGGTCGCTACAGCTTCCTGTAGCTCGCTGATTTGCTCGGCGTTGATTTCGTCCTGTCCCTTCACGCGGCTGGTGAAATGGGCAACGACGTTCTCGCCGTCCGTCTCGGCCTTCACGGAAACGGGCACGAGGTGCTGCATAACGGTACCGTCGAACTCCGCCCCCTTCAGGTTGTCCTCGGTGAACTCCGCGCGGATAGCGTCAAGCTCAGCGAAGGTCTTAACGACAGCCACGCAATCGAGTGCTGTGCCCCCGTCAGTGAAATCGATGGTCTTTCCGTCTGCGAATTTGTAGGTCTTTGACATAGTTTCCCCTATCACTACTTTGCTTCTAAATCATCTGGTTCAGTATATATCCAAGATACCGTGCCGTATAGCGAGTTGGCACTTCCAGAAGGGGCAACTCCTGCATACATGTACACATGAGGGTCCTTGTCTGCTTTAGCTGGAACCCAAATTTGACCAATGTTGTTGCTCTGCCTGTGTGCCAACACGCTGTAAAAACCAGTGTCCGGCCTAAACTTTTCAGGAATTATCTCAGATATCTTCCACGGCGTTCCCACGGCTACACCAGTAACGCCACTAACCATAAGTGTCGCCATGCATCCTCTGGCGTAGAATATTACATCGCCGCTATTCTCACTATCGTATAGCTTGAAGTACGCACTCGGGGATACGGACTTCCCGATGGTAGCAAGCTCCCCCGTTACCGTCGTGGCAGTCGAATTCGAATCGCCGATGGTATTGCCCTTGGCGATTGCGGCCTTCACCTTACGCAGCAGGCCGTTGACCACAACGTAATCGCCAGCCGCGTACGCCTGCGAAGCTGTTGCAGAAGATTCGACCGCCGCGCTCGGGACGATTTGGCGTTGAAGCGAAATGCTATCTGAGTGGTTGATAGTGAAAGTGCTCGTGGTGTTGTCGGTGTATGTGATTGTGTAGGTATCGACGGTTCCCGTGCTCGCGGTCTTGATAATTTCCAAGATGCCGCGCCCGTCCTTGCCCTTGACGTTGCCAATGACGATTTTAGCCATGTTGTCCCTCCTGAATTATATAATAGACGTTTCCCGTGCTTCTATCGTATTCGAATCTTGGTGGGGTGCTTGCTGCGTCGCTGTAATATGCGACAAGGTTCCCATCGTTATCTACACCAAGCGAGAAAAGCCCAGATGCAGGCACTGTAATACCTGCATCCCCCTTGTCTCCCTTGAGACCCTGCGGCCCTCGTGCGCCTGTGTCTCCCTTGTCTCCCTTCGCGCCCTTCGCGCCGTTGGTGACGGTGAAGCTGCCAGCGGCGCTACCGTCCGAAAAAAGTGGCGGTGTAGGTATCTACAAGCCCAGAACTAGCGGTCTTCTCGATTTTTGAGATTCCGCGCCCGTCCTCACCCTTGTCTCCCTTTACGTTTCCAACTAGAATTTTAGCCACCGAATACCCCCCATCTAGATTATGTAGTATACGTTTCCGCTCTCGCGGTCATATTCGAACTTGGGCGCTTCGCCCGTGCCTGCATCATTATAGCTTGCGATTAGATTTCCGTCAGAATCGACGCCAAGGTTGAAAAGTCCAGAAACGGGCACCGAGATTGAACTTCCGGTGTCTCCCTTCTCGCCCTTCTCGCCGTCGCGCCCGTTCTTGACGTAGAAACTGCTCTCCGTCCCGTCCGTCATCTTGACGGTGTACGTATCTACAAGGCCGTCCGAAGCGGTCTTGTAGATTGACTCGATGCTCGCTCCAGCTTCTCCTTTGAGGAGCATCACCTTGACTGTCTCGTCTATCTTCGCCATTTCATCACCCCCCTAGAAAGTAACGTCCTGCATTATCTCGATAACGCCGCGCATGACCGTGAAGACATCGCCGTTGCATCCGATTTCGAAGTCGTAGAAGTACTTTCCGGGCTTCGCGCTTGCGGTGTCCCCCGGAGCGACCCGCACGGTGTACGCGCCCGGCCCGACCTTGGAGACGCCGTCCGAGAGCGTCTTCTTGAAGAGGAATCGGTTGTCGCTGCGGTTGGACTTGCAGGTGAAGCAGGCACGCTCCAAATCCTGCCCGAAAGGCGCTCCCTCTTCGTCGCAGACCTGCAAGCCGAACGAGAGCGTGTCACCGCGAACCATGCGGATGTACTTGTCCTCCATCGCGAAATTAGTTCGCATCATAACCACCTCGAAAAATCTTCTACCCTGATTCCGGTAACGTCACCGCGCCATGATATGACGTTCTCCCCGACGTTCAGGCGCAAGTCGGCGTAATCGCCCGTGACGTGTCGGTTCATCAGGGCATCACCATGATACGCGTTCATTTCCTCGGCATCTATCGTGATGTATCCGTCATCGATTGAGAACGACAGCACGGTAACCGCGTTGATTGCAAGCTCGACGTTGCCGCTGCCGTACACCGTGACGGTCGGCCTTGACACGACGTTCCCGCGATTCGTCAGCGAAATCTCGCTGAAGCTGTTGCTCGCCATTGTGACGCTCAACGTGAAGTCTACAGAAGTCCCGGCCCTAATGTCGAGCCAGAGCGCGTCATACTCGGCGTTCGAGTCAGCCGTCGCGGTCATGGTCGAATCGCCGTTGCTCTTCAGCTCCATGTACGAGTCGCCGAAAGACTTGGACGGTGAGCCGTCGATGAGCCTTAGCGCGCACCCGGCGGCGCTGCCGCTAGCCGAAGCGGTCAGGGTGTAGCTTCCAGAGAGCGACAAGCTCTCGACTGGAACCTCAATATCGACATCGCTCGTCGCATTTCCGGCTACCCTGATGCTTCCGTCGCTCGAAGTGGCTGTGATGCCGAACTTGCTAGCCGTCGAATCCTCGATGTGCAGGAATTGGTTCACGATGTCGAAAGTCCTGTCTACCGCGTCGTGCTTGAAGGGCTGCACGTGCATCTTGACCTTCGCCGTGCGGAACCTCACCAGCCGCTCGAAGTCGATTTGGTCGAGAATCTGGTAGCGGTAGTACTTGTCAGGCTCGTTGCCGAAGACGACCTCGCCCTCAGAATCGAAGAAGGAGATTGCATCGTCGATGTCGAAGTCACCGTGAAGGCCGATGCTCAGCTGCTTGTCGTAGGCGGAATAGCCCAGCTTCGTGACTACATCCCCGTCGCGCCCGTCGATTGCCTCGATGGACGTGCGCATTTTCGGCTTGCTGATTGGCGGAAGGGACTGGATTATCAGCCCCTTGACGCTCGTGCTCTTCTCGCCGTTCAGCTCGACGTAGTTAATCATATGAAACACCTCCTATGCGTAAATCGCGTTCGTGACCGTGCGCTCCACGAACTTGCCTGCAACCTCATCGTCGAGCACGATGTGTACGCGTCCGAGGGCTTCGATGACAGCGTCAACGACGCTGGAATTGGCGACCGTCCCGGCTGCGGAATAGCCGCTGTAGGCAACCTGCTGGTCGCTCACGAAAGCCGAAGGGTCGGGCATGGCGTCCTGCATCTGCCCGACAACGCTGCCCATCTCGTCGGTGAAACCCTCGCCGATGCCCTGTGCGATGTACTTACCGACTTGGTCGCGGAACAGCCGCGAAGGCGAGTGGATGCCGAGTGCCGACTTCATGCCGTCGAGGATGCCAGACGCAAAGCTCTTCACCTTGCCTGCCAGCCATCCAGCGGCACCGCTGATACCGTTCCAGATGCCGCGCACAATGTCACCGCCGATGCTGAGAACGCGACCCGGCAGCGAGGCCAACCCGTTGACCACCGCGTTGAACATGCTCCTTGCGCCCGCTGCGCCCTTGCTCGCCATCTGCCCGGCCCACGAACCGAGGTTCGAGATGACGTTGCCCAAGAAGTTTGCGATGCGCCCGGGCAGCTGCGAGACGAAGTTGATTGCGTTGCTCAGGAACTGCGAGCCAGCACGTGAAGCGTTGGATGCCATGTTCGAAGCCCAGCCGACGACGTTGGAAATGACGTTGCTCAGGAAGCTCGCGACGTTCGCGGGAAGGTTCTGGATGAAGTTGATGGCGTTCTCCACGAACTGCGAGCCAGCCGAAGCGGCGTTGCTCGCCATATCGGTAACCCACGAGATGACGTTGCCGATGACAGTCCCCAGCAGGTAGCCGATGTTATACGGAAGGTTCTGGACGAAATTCACGACGTTCTGCACGAACTGCGAGCCTGCGCTAGCCGCCTGTGCCGCCATGTTCGAAACCCACCCAGTGACCGTTGCGATGACGTTGTTCAGCCAGTCGGCGAACATCTGCGGCAGCTGCGAGATTGTGGTGCCGAGGTTAGAGAAGAAGTCCCCGATTGCCTGAACCGCATCGCCGATGAAGTCCTTGATGCCGTTCCACACGTTCATGACCGCGTCTCGGAAACCCTCGTTCGTGTTCCAGAGCACGACTATTGCGGCGACAAGCCCGGCGACAAGCCCGACAACCAGCCCGATTGGGGACGCGAGCTGCGCTGCATTGAGAAGCTGCTGCGCCACCGTCATTCCCTCGGTCGCGGTCTTCCAGCTCCTGAACGCTTTGACCATCGCTTCGACCTTCTGCGCGACCATGATGCCGCCCAGCGCTGCGGAGATTCCGGCCAGAAGCGGCGCTATCGTAGGCAGGTTGTCCTTCAGCCACGATATGCCTTTCTTGATTGGCGGGATGACCTTGGAAACGCCGTCGCTGATTGAGTTGATGAACCCAGTGACGTTCTCGGAGCCGATTGCATCGTAAATCTGCATGAGACCGTCAGTGACAGCCGCCTGCATGTTTCCCATCGCGCCCTCGAAAGTTGACGTGGAAGTAGCGGCCTGCTGGGCAGCGTCGGTGAAGCCCAGACTCATGATTGCCTGATTGAACTCGTCAGCCGTGATTTGGCCTTGGGCCATAGCGTCGCGGAAATTCCCCGTGTACGCGCCGTTCTGCTGCAACGCTTCTTGCAGCTTGCCGGACGCGCCGGGAATCGCGTCAGCCATTTGGTTCCAGTTCTCCGTCGTGAGCTTGCCAGCGCCAGCCGTCTGCGTGAGAACCATGGCGACGCTCTTGAACGTATCGGCGTTACCGCCAGCGACGGCGTTCAAATTGCCTGCGGCCTGCGTCAGACCCGTGTAGTCCTGAATGCCGTTAGCAGCGAGCTGCGCGGTCGTGTTGGCAACCGTGTCGAGGTCGTACACCGTCTGGTCGGCGTACGTCTTCATGTCATTCTTTGCCTTTGCGATTGTCGAATCGTCGTAACCCGCGAAGCTCATGGTCGATTCGAACTTCTTCAGAGCATCGGAGGAGTTGATTGCTTCGCCCACAAGGCTCTGCACGCCGTTTATTGCCGACGTGATGATGTTGCCAGCGAGGTTTGCGATAGCGCCCTTCAGGACGGTGAATCCGCCCTCTGCGTTTCGCGCCTTCTCCCCAGCGTCCTCGACTGATTCTCCGAGCTTTCCGCTTGAAGTTGCGGACTTGCCCATCTGAGATTCTAGGTCTTTGATTTCGTTCGCGGTCTTGTTGATGTCCGCTTGCGCGCTGTTCATCTGCGTGCGCATACGAGACATGGAGCGCTCGTTCTGGTCGTTCGCCGCAGTCGATTTATCGACCTGCTCTTTCAGCTTTTCGACCACCTCTGCCTGCTTCTTGTACTCGGGTGAAGTCGTTCCAAGCTCGCGCCCGATGCGTTCAAGCTCGGACTTCTCGCGGTTGTACGACGCAACTAGCTGCTCGTGCTTCTCCTTATTCTGCTGGTACTCGCCGCCCATCTTCTCGTACTGCTCGCGCAGCACCGAGAGTTTCGACTTCTGCTCTTCGAGCCGATGGGTCAGCGCCGTCTGCTTTGCGGTCAGCGCTTCGATGCTCGTGTCGTTCTTGTCGTACTGCGATGACACGAGCTTCAGTTCGGACGAAACCTCTTTAAGGTTTTGCGTGATGTTGCGTAATGCGGCGCGGTACGCGCTCTCGCCTTGTAGCTTGACCGCGCCACCGAAACTTGCCATATAACCACCCCCTAGTTAAAACCATTCCTCGTCGCTCATGGACTGCGCTTCGAGCTTGGCATACGTTGACCCGCTCGACCTCATCCGCGTCTCTATGTCGAACGTGTCCTTGTACGCTTGGTAAAGCGCCCGAAACCGTCTGAGCGTCAGTCTCCCGACTTCCCTGTCGGACGAAAGCCCCAAGCGCGTCCGCCCGATGAAGTAGTACCACGCGAAGTTAATGGTCGGGTCATAATCGAAAATCACGTCTTCGTCGTGGACTATGCGTTTTTTGAATCATCTGCTGCGGAATCGACCACCGTCTGCTGCACCTTGCTCGTCACGGATTCAAGGCCGACAGCCGTTAGGATGCGGGCCACCTTGCGATGCGTGAGCGGCTTCTCGTCGGTGCCGTCCTCGTCGTTCGAGATTTCGATGCCCTCGTTAATCATCTGCGTGGCTCCGAAAACGAGCGCCTTGATGTTAGGCTCACCATCTTCAGGCTCCACGAGCTTGCCCCACGCCTCGATGCTGCCGTACTCGTCTTGGATTGCCTCCATGACGTTGAGGTCGAAAGCGAGCTTGTACGTCTTGTCTTTGTACTCGATTACCTGCAACTTGCTTTTCATGTAGTTCCTTCCTCCTTAAAACAATGGGCCACGGCGATTGCCCATGACCCATTATCGCACATCCTTTAGGCCGCGCCGTTAGACGCTGGCCGCCTTGAGCTTGTCCTTGACCCAGGTGACGGCGGCTTCCTTGGTGTCGAACGTCTGCGTAGCAGACCAGTTGCCGTTCGCAAGGCTCGCCGCAGAACCCTCGATTTCAGGCGTCTTGAAGTCAACCTTCTCGCCCTTCGTCTCGTCCTCCTGTGACGGCTCAGAGAATTTCACTTTGTACAGGAACTCGCCCTTGTACTTCAGGGCTCCGTTGACCATCTTGGTGATGACGCGACCGAGGCCGATGTAGGGGGCGACGTCGTTGGCGTTGCGCACCATCTCGCCATTGCCCGCCTTGCCGCTATTGACTGTGTGCCCGAGGATGGGCGCGAAAATCGTATCGTCATCGTCTGCGACACCGAGCGTCACGGACGCGCTGTTGAAGCTCTTGTCGGATTCGGCAAGGGCGTCATCGGCGTAGAGCGTCGCGTCGTTGTTGGTCACGGAAACCTTGCAGGACACCGCCTTGCCGAAAGACTTCGCGCCATCGTAGGTCGGTGCTCCGTCCTCGGCTTCAGTGAGTTTTCCCCACCAGATGTTAGTAAGGCCGATTTTTGCCATCTAAATCCCTCTTTCCTTTGCGAAACTGAGCGTCACGTGGAAGTATCCCGTGTCGCTCTCGTACATGTCCCCAGAAGAGTGGGACGGCTGCCAAGTCCATCCCGCGTCTTCGAGAACCTTCTTGACTGCTTCTACGAGTGCAGTGTGGTTGCCCTTGCTGTACACATCGAAGTCGTAATACGTCACGTACCCCAGCAATGAATCATCGCCGGAATACGAGCTATCGTCATACTCGCGGCTGAAGATGACGTAAGGCTCGCCATGTCCCTCGTAGGTCAGGAACCGCACGGGAACCTCTTTGCCGCCGACGGTGAAGCCGTCGAAAATCTTGACTATTTCATCGTTCATCGGCTCACCCCTTCGGCAGGTACTTGTCCTGCACCTTTTTCATCGCCGATTCGATTTCGCTGCTAACGAAACTGCGGCGCATGAAAGGGTGCCGAGGGTACGGCGAGTTGCTGCGCCCGTACTCGAACAGGTTGCACACCAGCGGCGCTGGCGTTCTCGTCCCGTCCTCGTTGGTGAAGTAGCCGTAGAACGCGACCTTGGTGGCAACGCCGTCATCGGAAGGCGTCTTGTACGAGCGGGTCAGCTTCAGACACTTCATGATGCCCGACTTCCTGAAGCTCGACGGGACGTTGGCCTTGACGTTCGCCAAGACCTTCTTCGCCCCCTCGCGCGTCATTTCCTTGAGCATCGTGTCGGTGCTTTTGTCGAGGAACTCGAACTGCTCCATAAGCTCGGTCGGGAGCTGTTCGTCGAATGCTGCCATCAGTGCGTCACCTCCGCTCCTTGTATCTCAAGCTCTACGTTGGCGTAGTTGATGTTATTGAGATATTGAATCTCGTATCGCCTTCCGCCGAACAGAACGACCATATCGCGGTCAATTCTCGTTTCAGGCGGGTAGCGAATCGTGAAGTTAGTCGTTGCCGCTTCGAAGCTCGTGCCGCTCTTGATGAGCGTGTAGCCTCTCGTCGTTCTCACGCTCGCGTAGGCTTCCAGCACAGGCTCGTCAATCGTGGTCGGGAACCCCTCCGCGTCGTGCGATACCTTCGGCTTGACGATTTGGATGAGGTGCTTGTACTTCCCAGCGTTAATCATCTTGCATCACCGAAGGGAGAAGGTTGACGGAGTGCATGTCGAGGATGCTCTGCACCATGCGGTTGACGTTCGCGGAGTCAACGTACAGCGCGCGGTTGTCGTACATGTCTTGGCAAAGCACCAAAAGCACTGGGACGAAGTCCTGAGACTCGTCAAGCTGCGCGGTCGTAAGCCCCGTGTACTTGCACATATAGGCTGTCGCCGCGCCAATTAGAGTGCTGAGGTACCCGTCCTCGTACGGAGTCACCTCGCCGACTCGCAGGCATTCCGCGAGGTCGGTCGAAGTGACCTCCGAGACTTTCGCAATCTGGTTCATGTCGTTTCCCCCTTACTCTTGGGGATTCGGCTCCCCAGACTTCTTGGTGCTCCTGCCGCGCTTTGGCTTGACCTCTTCGATGTAGCCCGCCTTCAGCAGGTCGGCCACCAGCTCGTCGTTGTCAATCTCGCGCGTCTCGCCCTCGTGCATCGAGATTGCGCCGCTGAAGGACTTCAGCGCCTTATGCACTGGCCATCACCAGCTCGGCAAGTTTCTGCTCGTCCTGCACCTTGGAATCGAACTCGAACCAAGCGACAACGCCAGTGGCGTGCTCGTCTGCGTACTTCTCGCGAAGAACCTGCGTCGTGATGTTCTCCGAGAACTTAGTGGCAAGGCCAGTCATGTCGCCGTAGTAGATGACGGCCTTGTCGCCAGCGATGTCGGGCATGTTGTCGGAAACGTACACGGGCTTGCCGAGCAGCGTGGAACCGAACGGGGACGTGATATCGTCCTGAAGCAGGTAGTGGCCATCGGAACCCTTCAGCAGTCGGAGCGCGGTGCGGGTATTGCTGGACATAATCCAAATTGCGTTGGATTGGTAAACGTCCTTGATGCTGTCCTTCAGCTTCACAACCTCGTCGGAGGTGATAGCGTTAGCAGCCGCTGCGGTCACCTTGTTCTTCATGGTGGAAAGGCCGGTCACCTTGTCGCTCGTGCCGATAAGCAGCTCGTGCTCGATGAAACGCGCGATATCCTCGGCCATCTGGTTGACCACGAAGGAAACGATGTCGAACTGGCTGTTGTTGATAAGCGAGTTGCTAATCTTGGAAAGCGCACCGGCGAGGAAGCCGTCAAGCTCGATGTTCTTGAACTTGCCGTTGCTGGAAGTCAGCGGCTTGAACTCCTCGGCGTAAGCAACGGTGATGCCGCCGTCCGTGGTGTCGTAGTACGGAATCTGGAGCTTGCCCTTGACGTTGTACTTCTGCGACTTCTCAAGAATCGGAGAGATGTCGTAAACCTTCTTGATAATCTGCTGGGCAATTGTGGTCGGGATGACCGAACCGTTGTCGGTCTTGGTCAGCTCGCCAGCACGCTCGTGAACGATGCGGCCACGGATGTAGTTCTCGAAGGCGCGGCGCTCCTGCTGCTCCTGAGTCGGCTTCGGCTCGCCGCCAGCGGGCGCAGGCTCCTGCTTCGGCTGCTTGTCCTTGGAATCGTCAAGCTCGTCGCCAATCTTGAGCGCTTCCTTGATGCGCTTCACATCGTCGCAAATCTCTGCAAGCTCTGCGGCCTCGTCCTCGGTAAGCTCGCGCTTGTTCACCTCGGCGTCGGCGAGAATCTTCTCGGCCTTCTCAATCTTGTCGTTCTTCAGCTCCATGAGGTTCTTGTACCTCAGGGAGCGGGTGTGGAAAATCTTCGGCATGTTAGCCCTCCTTCATCTCGGCAATCATTGCCTTGTACTTGTCGTAATTGATTTCCTGCTGCGGTTCTTGCTGCGGTTCCTGCTGCTGTCCGTCATCCCGCGTCTCGGGCGGTTCGGCATCCCCGTCGAAGGATTCCGACAGAAACATGTCGTTCTCGGAATCCTCGCTGCGTGCCATGATGAGCGTGCCGTCGTAGGCTGGCACCTTGGAGCGGTCGAGGATGGAAACCTCTTCGAGGTCTAGGTCGTTCACCTCGCGGGTGAGCATACCGTTCTCGACGCCGTTCTTCACGTCTCGGTCGTAGAAACCGAAAGACCAGCCCACCAAATCACCGCGCTTCGCCATCTCCATGACTTCCTTGTCGGAAATGGTGCATTTGGCGCGAAGCCCGATGTTGTCCTCGGTCAGCTCGAGGTTGCCCTTCTTGGTGCTGCCGAGGTCGCGCTGCCAGTCGTGGTTGAGCAGGACGTGAACATCGTCGTTGCGCTTCAGGGAACGCGCGAACGCGCCCTTCTTGATTCGCTCGATGAACTTGCCCATGCGCGAAAGCAGCGGCTTGCTGTTTCGCTCGACGGCGTTGACGTAGCCCTCGATTTCAACGCTGTCCTCACGGATGTTAATCTGCATTTGCTTCACCCCCTTGTGCCTGAATTGCGCCGCCAGAATCCGAAATGCAAGCCGCCTTCGTGGAGTCCGTGTTCGGAGTGTACGTCTCTCCCGTGGCGGTGTCGAAGAGAACGGAGCCGAGTCCGAGGTCGATGATGTCAAGCCCCTGAACCTCGTTCATGTTCTCGTTGCGGCGCATTTCGTTGATTGTCATTATGCCACATTCTTTTGCGAGCTGGTACGTCTCGTAACGCTCCTTGAAGCTCGCCTTGATGATTTCGCGGCTGTCGAATGCGAAGAAGTAATTTCGCTTCTCGCGCTCAAGGAGAAGGTCGCGGTTGAGCGCCGTCTCGAAAGCCCGCACGATGGGGTAGATTGCGAACTTCCACGTCTCCTCGAAGTCTTCCTTGATGTGGAAGATTCCGTTGATTTCGTCCGCCATCGTCCGCTTGTTCTCGTTGAGCTGCATCTCGGTTGATGTGCTCGAAGCTTCCTGAAACTCAAGGCCGTTGTTGAGCACCACGACGTTCTCTTCGCTGTTGCCGTAAAGTTTCGACCATGCGCTCTTGAGCGCGTCGATTTCCTCTTGGCCCAGCTTGCGTTGGCTTTTCAGGAACCCTCGCTTGTTTCCGCCAGCCTTCACCAGCCCAAGCTGGTACATGAGCGTCTGGTATCCAGTCTCAAGGGCCTTGGCGACCTCGACCGTAAGGCCGACGCCGCTTGCGCCGTCCTTCGTGTTGCGGAGAATCTTGATGAACTCGAAGGGCTTGTACGTCCCGTCACCGACGATGATGTCGTAGGACTTGTAAATCGGGTCGCTGTTGATGTTGATGCTCACCGCGTCGCACTTCACGTAAAACAAGCCCGTCACGTCGTTGCGGCTGCGCTCGATGTAGCAATAGCCGCCCTTGCCCATGAGGTAGTCCTCGACCATCGCCTTCTTGAGCTGGAACCCATCCAGCGTGTCACCCGTGTCCCCGTTGAGCATCTTCGTTCGCGGGTCGTTTTCCACCTCTTCGACCACACCCTTCTTGGTGCGGTACAGGCGCACCGGCATACAGGCCACTGCGCTCGTGATGAAGTCAACGGCGCCAGATACCGCTGGAAGCATCATCGCCTTGTCGCGGTCGATTGGCTCGTTTGCGAGCAATGCACGCAAGAGCACGTCGTTCACCGTGCCGTCATTGCCGATGACGTTCTCGGTGGAGCGCTTGCGCTCCCATCTATCGCTGAACCATCCCATAGAATCACCCCTTCGTTAATTCTGCGCGTATTCCCAGTGGTAACCGCCTGCTGTTTTGCAGTTCTTCCTCTTGCGCAAGCAGCCGCATATCGAAGAGCGGTTTATCCCCGTTTTTCTCTCTGCGTCCCTTGTGCTCAGGTATGTCGCCCCCGTCTCAACGCATCTAATTTCCTTGTGAGTCCTTTGAGCTGCCGCCATTACTTCTTTTTCGGCTGACGTCCAATGCCGACCTTTGTTCCATGTCTGCAAGCCAGTATGCGCTTCGCTCATTTTCTTTCTTGCTTCGGCGGTATGTTTCATGCCCTTATGGGCTTCACCTATCTTGCGCCTGCGCTCTTTCGTGAAAGCAACTCCAGCGCCACCGCATTCACCGCCAGTGCTGTGGTTGTATCCCTTCTCGCTGTTTGTTGTGTCGAACTTGTTTATAAGGTTCTTTTCGACTTCACAAGCGCGTTCTTTCGAAACTCCGCTCAATACGATTACGTGCTTTATGTTGTCCCAACCGTATTTATTAATCGAGTTGTGAAAGTGCTTATTGGCTTCATATCCCTTGCCGCTGTTCCATCTGTATTCTGGCTTCCTGCATGTAATGCCGATATATCTTTTACCGCTTGGTGTTATGTGCATGTATGCCGTATAACTCATGTCTCTGCCTTGCGCTATATGACTTGAACGGTGAAGTCGGGCATCTGACCGAAAACAACGTCCTGTTGCAACAAGTATAAAGCGTTTATGAGAGCGACACACATGTCCACTTTGCCCTTCGACTTCTTTTTCGTAACGTACATGTTGCGGTTCGTGTCGTATGTGCATCGAGCGTTTTGAAAATTTATTTCAAGCAGCTTGTTATCCGTATATTCAAACTCTTCGTTTAGCACCTTTTCTTTCAGAAGTTTTGTCGGGCTATGGAGCACGCTGGAATGCTGCCTGATTTCGACGGTGTTGTATCCCGCGCCCTCCAGCTTCTGCGCGGTGCTGAGCGCATTCCATCGGTCGTAGCCGATTGCCTGCACCTGCACGCCGTACTTTTCCTCGATGCCGAGGATAAAGTCCTCGACTACCTTGTAGTCGATTACCCTGTCACCGCAGGCGACACACTTCCCAGCCCTGACAAACTCGTTGTAGTCGATTTTCTCGTAGGCGTTCTTCTCGGGAATGCGACCTTCTGGAACGAACGCGAAAACATCGGCGAGGATGTTTCCGTCATCATCTGCCGCCACCATAGCAACCGCCGTGTTGTCGTTCGTCTCCGACAAGTCCAAGCCTAGATACACCACGCGCCCGCGCCAGTCGATGTCTGCGACCTTGCATGCCTGAACGTCCGCGACGTCGATGAACGTCTCGGCGCCCTGCCCTTGGTAGATGATGTTGCAGTGCTTAGTCAGGAAGTTCTCGCGTGCCGATTCGACCGCTATTGCGTAGGCGCGTTTCTTCTTTAGGTCTTCCCAGATTTCGGGGATTTCCAAGCTGACGGGATTTGCCTGGCGCATGACCAAATCATCCGTCATCCAGTCCTTCGTATCGTCTGGCTCGTAGAGCAGCGCGAACAGCGTATCATCCTCGGCGATTCCATCCAGCACCTTCTTGGCGTATGCCACCTCATCCTCGAAGGGATTGTCGATGGTCGGGTACTTGGTGCTGATAACGAATCCCAGCTTGTTCAAGATGTTGAGCTGTCCAGACTTCATTGCTTCGACCGCGTAGCTCGTAGGGAGAGCGCCGACCTCATCAGCACAGAAGGCACTGGGAAGTCGGCCATCCATTCGAGACGTTGAATAACTCAGAGGAACGTATGTCGAGCTTTTCGGCTTGAAAGTGATGCAATCGCGCAGAATCTTGAAACGCTTGTTTCCCTTGTACTCGTACGCAAGCGGGGACGAGCGCAGCGTCTGCGATATCGCTTCGCGAATCTGCCTTGAAAGCGCCCCGTCTGGTGCGACCGAGAAGAACTCCGCGAATTGCGGCTCGGTCAGCATGAGGATAATGAAGATGGTCGCTACCGTGTACGTCTTGAAGTTCTTGCGGGCGATTTCCAGCAGTCCGATTTCGTAGCGCCGCTTCTCGGGATTGTCGCTGTGGACGGTGCATAGAACAGCCGTGTACAGCAGCCATTGGTATCCAGTGGTGCATTCGTAAAGCGTCTGCCCAGCCTTCAGGCCCTTGGGCATGACGAGCAGTTTGAGAATCGACTCCATCTGGTGAATCTTCTCGGCGCTGACGAAGTACTTGTCGCTCTTGCCATCGCAGACGTCCATCCATAGGCGCATCTGCTTTTTAACGTACTTGGGGCAGGTTTGTTTTCCGTAGCTTTCCTGACAGAATTTATAAGCTTTGTTGTCTTTTATATTCAAACTTCATCCCCCTTGTCTGCGAATATTCCCCCTTGAGAACCCTTGCTATACCCGCCCTGTCGCACCCAGTGACGCGCGACGCTTCTCTTATGCTGTAAAACTCTTCGCCTGTGTTTACGCATACGATGGAGGTTCCCACTGCGGCACGTTGCTCAACGCTCCAATGCTTGCCTTTCATTGGCGATGGGCGACCCTTCAGCTTTTCGCTTATCGCCCGCTTTTCCTCTTCTGTGTGTTTTCTTCTGTTCGGGCATTTGCGTCCCGTTAGAGCCTTACTGATTTTTGCGCGCGTCTCTTCTGACATCTTCGGAGTATTGCCGCCGCGCTCGATGTTGTAGCCTTTTTCAGGGTTGGTGCTGTCGTACTTTTTATAAGCTCTATTTCCTTGTTCTCTGCGTCCTCGCGGGAAAGGCCGTCGCATAGAACCTCATGCTTTATGTTGTCCCACCCGTATTTGGCTATTGCGCTGTTGAAATGCGTACTGTTCTTATAGTTCCTGCCACCTTGCCACCGTCTTTCAACGCCAAGCTTCGTAATGCCTATATACACTTTGCCTGATGGTGATGTGTGCTTATACACGGTATAGGATTCCATGATTTGCTCCTTTCTACCGTGTATTATACTTCACCTTTCACATACTTCGGGGTGGTTTCCGCGCCTATCGCACGCTCGCAGTACTCGTAGCCCTTATTCCCCGCCATTGTCCTCACCATTGATGATTGCCATCAGCGGGTCGAAGTCCGCGTCGCGCTCCTCGTCCTCCTTGGCGAATCCCTTGATGATTTTCATTAGCGTGGTCACCGTGCGGTTGGCGCTGTCGGTGGTCTTGTTGTACTCCGTGACCGCTGGGTTGACGTAGATGTTCGCGCGGCCCTTCACGTACTCCTTCGTAACTAGCGTTCCCGTTTCCTTGATTGCCTTCTCAAGCTCGGAGAGGTTGCTCAGCTGCACCTGATAGCGCTTGAAGGTGGTTACGAAGAAGAAGTTTGTTTGAACGCCAGCTTCCTCGGCTATCTTCAGGATTTCCTGCGCCTGTTCGTCAAGGCTCTTCTTTGCCATATTCTTCGCCACCTCGGTTTTCTTTTCCATGCCTTGAAAACTCCCTTCTCGATACGTTCGAGGGCGCTATGGGGGAAACGCTCGAAAGAATCCCCGATAATCGCCCTTATTGAATGATAATCGCAGTTTTAAGCCCAAAAACCGCTGTTTTCCAAAAAAGCCCAGCGGATTAGAAATTTTATCTCTGTACTGGGGCTTGTTGATAGCGCGGCAGCGCGCCCGAATTCCCCATAGGGTAGGGGGGGATTGTCCCCCCCAAGTTATCCACAGCGTTCCCCTATGCCATCCCGCCAAGGATGATAGCCCTCGTTAGTAGCCCTCAATCCTCTTGGCCGCAAGCCCGCGCAGGTAATACTTCGTAAGCTCGCCATCGTCAGCCATCCTGTGATGCATCATGCATAGGCACACGAGGTTGCCGTCCTCAATCAGCCCGTCTGGGTCATCGCGCAGCTTGTCTATGTGGTGGACCTGCAACCCTTCGGTCGTGACCTTCCCTTGGTCGCGGCATACCTCACACATCCAGTGCGCATCGTCCCTGACCTGAAGGCTCTTCCTCTTCCACCGTGACGTGAAGCGCAGCCTGTCCGCTCCCGTCCTCTCGTAGCTGTAGGCTGGCTTCTTCATCGGGCAAGGCTCACCGTATGCATGCATCTTCCCGCACCTGCTGCAGGCCCTGTATGCTCCCGTGTGCGTCCTCCCTTCGACCACCGAGCGGGCCTCGCCGACTAGACGAGACCCGCTTCGTGGTCTTGCTCAGTTGTCTTGCCGCCTACACCTTCAGTGCGCCGCTTGCATCGGAACCCACGCCATACTGCATCTCGCCGTCCGCGCCGAAGGCATACCACTTTCCGCCGATGCTCTCGACGTCAGCCGCGTGCATCGCTCCCGTGCCAGGGTCCATGTAGTACCACTTGCCGCCGTCGTTCACCCATCCGGTTGCCATCGCGCCGGAATCGGTGAGGTAGTACCACTTGCCGCCGACCTGCTGCCATCCGGTCAGCATCCAGCCGTCAGCATCGAAGAGGTACCATTTGCCGTCAATCTTCTCCCAACCGCTCTTGGTATACGAGCCGTCTGCATGCCTGTACCACCAGCGGCCATCCTGCTTAATCCAACCGGTCTGCTGGGCGCTCGACGCGCCCACGTACTTTGCCCACGCGGCGGCATCCATGTATGCCTTGTCGAGGTCGAGGTTGCCAGAGTATCCGTCGAGGCGTCCGCAAGACGAGTACTGGCGAATGGCGCAGTCGTAGGCTCCCTCGTTCCACGGAGCGTCCTGGTACCCTGTGGCGTTGTTGTCGGCGTACTGAGCGACCCATGCGCCGCAGCCGAGAGCCTGCGCGACGTCCCAAGGGAAGGAGCTCGCCGATGCATAGATAAGCGGCTTCACGCCCGTGCGGTCGATTACGCGCTGAACGAGCTGCTTGAGGTAGTCGGTGTTTCCCCATGCGGTGTTCTCGCCGCTCTCCCAGTCGATGCACGGGATGCCCTTGCCGAAGTATCCCGCGCAATGGTCGATGAAGAAGTCGGCTTCTGCCTGTGCTCCAGAGCCGCCCACGTAATGATAGAAGCCGAACGGCTTGCCGAGGCTGATTGCCTGCTGAACCTGCGAGTCGCAGGCTTCCGAGACGAAATTCACGCCCTGCGTCGCCTTTACGATTACGAAATCGCATGGGACCTTCGAGAGGTCGATTCCCGCCTGCCAGCCGCTGATGTCGATTCCCTGCATTGCCATTTCTACTCGCTCCTTTCAGATACCTGCTTCGACGTTGCCGCGCTTACTCCAATCAACGCACCGATGAGAACCCCGGTCGCGTTGAGCGTGAGCACGACTGCATCGGCGTTCGGGATGCCCCACGCCGGGAACACCGCGCCCACGAAAGTAGCGACTGCCGGGCATGCGATAAGCCCGGCCCACTTGAGCCCGTGGTACAGTTTGTCGTTTATGATGTACTCTTTCATTCTTTCCACCTTCCTAATCGTCCTTTGTCGGCAACGCCATCATCTCGTCGTGGAGGTTCGTGGCGATGCCGCCTAGCCTGTGGTAGCTTTGATAGGTGCGCTCCATTACTTCCTTGTCGACCGTCGAGGCGTGGCCGTCCCGCACGGCATGATGATGCGTCCGCATGAGCTCGCTTCTCAGCAGCGCCCGCAAGGCCGATTTGAACAGCTCGTTTTCCTCTTCGGCCTTCTCCTTCTCGACGCGCCTGTTCGCCAGCGTTATGCCCAGAAGGGCGACGACTGCCGCCGCCGAGTAGATTGCGAACTGCGAATCTAGACCCGGATTCGACACGAGCGTTGCGGTCGCTGCCAACGCAGACGGGATGCACACCCATAGCAACTTCGCCCAGAATTCCTGCATATATCCACTTCAGCTCTTCCGATTTGTTTTTTACACTCCCTTTATTATACGGCACGTGGAGCGGGAATTGCGGGAACGATGAAGGAAGCGAGAATCGGAAGTTTTTCAAAATAAAAAACGGGAACCCTCTCGGATTCCCGTTAGTTCCTATTTTTTCAAATCGGCGCGTATCAGCTGCTTGATGTAGCCCTGCTTGCTTGGCACGCTGTCGAGCTTTTCCAGCACGTCCTCGTCGGTGCGGCGGTTCAGCTTAAGGTGAACCTGACGCGTATTCTCCGAGTTGTATTTCTTCTGGGCCTTGATTTGAGCTTCAGTTGCCATGCGCATCACCTCCGGTTGTCGATTAAGTCTGCCAGCATGTCGGTGTCCCTCATCATTGCTGCACCATCTCCAGCATGTCGTTAATCATCGCCACTTGCGGAACGGCCGGATGCGTAACGGCGTCAGTGGCGAAGCGCCCGAAGATTACGAGCGCAACCAATCCGAATGCAGTGAGTACGACCACGACGAAGGGCTTGTCGTAGCCCCATGCCTCGTCGCCTTCCGTCTTCAAGGCCTTGCGCATGACGAAAACGATGAGCGCGAGGATGAAACCCATCAGCAGGACTCCCGCCAAGTCCTGAATCGCCTTGAACATGCCCCGCTGCGGCGCGAAGTCCACGAGGTGCTCGGCGAGATAGTTCGCCCCCACGCCCAACTTCTTCGCGATTTCCTTGATTGCGTCCTAATTCATCAGTTCTTCCCTTCGATTAGGTCTGCCAGTTTCTGCCACATGCCCGGCCCCGAGCTGTCTAGGTTGCAGAGCGCGTCATCGTTCCCGAACAGCGCCCTGCTCGCCTTGATGCACCCGTAGCAGTCGCCTACGGTCTTGTACGCGCAGCCCTCGTCGGCGCACCTGTGGGTGCGTAGGAACTCGACGGCCTCGCGCTTCTCCTTAGTGCCCGGCATCTGCGCCAGCTGCTTCTGCGTGAGGTCATGGTCTGCCAAGTAGCGCTTGATAACCTTCTTGCTCACCTTGTATTTTGTCGATGCCGGAGCTACCATTTCGCCCTCCTATTCCATGCCTCTGCGGCCTGTTGCTTTATGAAGTAGGCGTCTGTCTCTGGTAGAATCAAGCACTTGTCTTTGTTACCGCACCTGACCTTGAACAGCTCGCAGCCCCAAAATACGCCGTTCGCGAACTCGGCATCTCCGCCGCAGAACGGGCACGTCTTCAGTTTATTCATGGTCGAACACCCCTTCCCAGTCATCGCATGTCTCGTTCCATTGCCGTATGGCATCTAGAGTCAGCTGCAGGTCGCTCGGGCGACACTGTCTGGCGAACGGCCCGGTGAGTACATAGTCGCGTTGCGCGTAGATGTTGCACTCCTTGCAGACGACTATCGCTGACAGGGTACGGTTCAGGTAGTCCTCGTTTATCCCGATGTGCAGGTGCTCAGTCGAATGGCACTTCGGGCACGGCTTCATGGTCGTCATTCGCTCTCACCCCTCAGTTTGCGGATACGGTCGAGAATGTCCCCGAACGCACACTCGTCTTTATGTATGCGACAGCCATCGTCGTTGTGAATCGAACAATTGACGCATCTGTTAGTGGTGTTGAAATATCGACAGTATGAAGTAACAAAATTGCGTTCTGACGCTCTACGTAAGTCCTCTTCCAACCTCTCCCAGCTTTCGGGCGGGGTGAGGTGCAGGGAGTTCGGGTCATGCATCTCATCGTCAAAACCGTTTTTAAGGCAAACTTTCCATCCGACGTTTTTCGTATGGGTAGACGATAAACTTAATTACCTTACGCAAAGCGCCGTTATCTTCATACAGGGTCTTGGTGTCCAGCGGAATCTCGCGGCCCTCGGCGTCTTTGGGTAGCTCGATATTCATCTGACTTCCTTTCTTCGTTCGCTAGATTTGCCGTTCTCGCTTGCTCAGGACGCGATATCGGCGCGATAACCGCCCCACCCTAGTCCGTATATGGTCAAGCCAAAACCACGCCTTGTACGCGCTCAGAATCGGCTATTCAGGTTTGTCCGTTTCTGGAGCGGGGGCACGATTTAGAACCCTGGGGCGTAGCTCTTCGCAATTGGCGCTCGGATAGGTCGGCCCTACATCTTTGCGGATGAGCGCGGCGCATACCGCTACGCCATATGCCATATCCGATGACGCTGGTTTTTCATCACGCATAAAGCACCAATGAAGACTGTCCACGTTGGCCAGCGCCCTCTCCCACGCCCGACAGCGCTCGCGGTACATCTTCATGCGGTCGCGCGTCTTGGATAGCTTCGATTCAAGCCCCCGGCAGTGGCGCTCTAGGCTCGCGTACCGACGCTTTAGGTCGGATAGCTCTTCGGCGTAGCTCAGGGCCAGCGTTTGGTAGTCCTGCATCACTCGTCCACCTCGCATCGCTCTTCATCGGTAATGTCGATAAGGTCTGCAATAGCATTGAAGGTCGCTTCCGGGTCTGCGAAATCAACCTCACCCGTCACGGTATCTTGCAACCGCTGCCACCATTCGGATAATGAGCCGTCGCAATACGCAGCTTGCTTTCTCAGCTCTTGCGCCACCTCGCAGCGCTCTTCGCTAGTGAATGTCATCAAAACCAGCTCCAAACATACAGTCGTAGTCGCACTCCCAGGTCCCTCCGTCGCGGCTCATGGTCGCACCGTACCTCGGAGTACCGCCGATATTGTCGCCCCAGAAGTGGAAGTGCCATCCCAGCAAGTCAAACTCCTCGTCATACTCGTCGGCGGCGTACCTCGTGTCGCCGTACTCCTCGTAATCGTCAAACAAGAACTTGCGGGAAAGGTCATCGAACGTGTATATGGTCGGCTTGTCCTTGCCGTCCTCCCACTCGTAGACCTCCGGCCAACCCTGCTTGTAGCACCCGACGCGGACATTGCCGTCGCCCATGACTCCATGGTGCGAGAACTCGAACCACTCGAATCCGTTAGTCCTCCGTTTCGTTACCGCGCCATCCCGGCGCTACCGTTATGTCCATGCGCTCGGCCTGCCCGCGCACCCTCGGGTGCTTCCTCACGTGCAGGTCTACAACCTGCGCATCGTCGGCCCACGCAACCCCGGTCAGCGCGTCAATGACCAGCTTGGCCTCGCTTACGGCGTCGGGCTTGAAGGTGTCCGGCTCCGAGCGCACGCACCTCTGTCTGCTGTCCGGCAGCGGCCTGTAGACGTCGATGGCGGCTATCACCGGCTCGTGCGGACCGAAGGCCGGGGCCTTGATATCTGCCGCGCCCATCGCCTTCTCGCATGCCGCCGTGACTTCCCTCTCTGCTCTCAGGCCAGCCACGAGACCGACCGAGAACTCGATGCGGGCCGTCATGCCGGAACCTCCCCGAACAGAGCGAGTACCGCCCACAACACAGCCGGTATCAACACGTACTCGATAACCCAGCAGAGTCCGATGAACCCGACCGATGCGCACGCGGCCCTCCACGGGAGGCGCGTGTGTCGTATCACGCACCTCGACGGTGCCTTTGCGTCCCCAGTCGATGCCATGTCCTTCATGTGTTCTTCTCCGTTCTCTCGTATGTGCCTCCCACGGGAAGGCGGGGCGTGTGTAGGGGCCACGCCCCCGGCACGACACCGGCTGGAACGCCCGCCTGATGGTCTATCGGAGACCGACGGAACCGGTGCCGCCCCGGGAATGTGGCCCGGTGTCGGGGCTACTCGCCCCCCCTCATTCGGCACCCGAGCCATTCGCCCGTGAGCGCGTGATGCAGGTAGTTCTCGGCCTTTCCAAGCTCTATGTCTAGAGCGTCCTTCCTGCCAGCCCTCAAAAGGTATTTGAGCGCGTTCCCGACGTCCCATGCCTGCGCCATTCTGAACCCCTCTGCGGATTCGACGCGCCCCATGACGTCGGCTATCACGTCCTCAGCCTTGACCGCGCCGCCGCACAGCGAGTAGCGTTCGCGCCCGTCCACTTTCTCCATAACGTTCCTTTCTCTTTCTCTCCGGGATTCGCAGTGACGGCCTGTATCTCGATGGTATGTGCCGTTTGCCATTTCCCTTCCTGATGTATCTAAGTACATACTGATATTTAAGAAAAGTGAAGCCTTCTCGGTGATTTTTTAAGAGGCAATTCCTGTCATGGAAAAGCCCCCGTTTCCGAGGGCTTACGGTTAGAACTCGTATCCGTGGCGCTTTGCGTAGTTGACTGCTCCGCTCTCGGTCTTGTACTTTGCGGTGGCTCCGTAGAGAACTTATCCAGTCTTTGCGTTCTTGAGTCCGTAGCGCTTACCGTCCGTGGTGTTGATGCTGAACGTCGTAACCTTCATTGGGGTTTCCTTTCTCTCTCTTCCCCTCTTGCTATTGCGAGTATACACCTATATCCACGTTGCGCACGCGAGTATCGGAAATTTTTCAAAATAAAAAAGCCCCCCTCTCTGGGGGCCTTCTTCTACCTTACGAAGAGCGCCTTGTACCCTTCGCGCATCTCGTCTAGGAGGAACCACGTGCTCACGTCGTATTCCTCCCTGTCGGATTCCGTCATGTCTCCGACATAGCCACTCCAATGGAACCGTGAGCCTTCGTAGAGAAGAACCTCGTCCTCTGGGTGGAAATCGGTGTCGAAGATTGTCTTTGCCATTTGGGGTTCATTTCTCTCGCTTTCCACTCTTGCTGATACTTTGTATATACCTATAACGAGCAGTTGCAAACGCGAATCCGAAACTTTTTTGCCCATATATGGGTGCGGCCCGCAAGGTCGGGACTTGCGGGCCGCTAGAGAAAGGAGACGCCGCTATGGGCGCGGCTACATTTTAGCACGGAGGAACTTGCGGAGCTGCTTGGCTGGGCTTGTTCTCTCGTAGTGCATCCGTCTCGCTATCGTCTCCCAGCTCTTCCCTTCGAGGAACCTCATGACCGCTATCGCCCTGGCCCTCGCGTCTGGAACCGTCGCTATGAAGGCCATGACCTCCAGCCTTGCGGCTTCGACCGCCCGCGCCTGAGCGTCAATCGCCCTCAGCACGTCCTCGCTGCTCTCTTCGGCTGCAACCCTGCGGAGTGCGTCCAGCTCCGCCTTGAGATGCACGGCCTGCGATAGCTCGCGCTCGGTCACAGCCCGAGAAGCCCCTTGGCGGCTGCCGTCCTCGCGGCGTAGTCCGAACGTCGGCGGTCTTGCCCATTGAAGGCCACGGGGACGCACATGTCCATGATTCGGCTGTAGATTCGCTGCTCCCCTATCCCATCGGCACCCATGAGGTCGCGGGGGTTGATGTTGGTCGTGACTATCAGTGGCAGCTTCGAGCGATAGCGGGCGTCGATGACTGCCGTAACCTGCTCCGTCATGTACTCGGTTCTGCGCTCGGTAGCAAAATCATCAATAATCAGCAAATCGAATTTCTGAAGGCTGTCGATGTACTCCTGCTTTCCGGCGAAACCGTTTTGCAGCTTGTTGACTATGCGCTGGAAGTTGGTCATGAGACACGGCGTGCCGCTCTCAATGAGTGCGTTCGCTATGCACGCGGCCGCGAAGCTCTTCCCGCTGCCGACGTTTCCGTAGAGCATGAGGCCCGTGCCGTTCTCCAGCATCTGCGGGAACTTCTCGACGTAGCGCTTCATCGCAGCCATCGTCTTGGCATCCTTGCCGTCGTCGTTGGCGAACGTCCAGTAACGCATCTCTGAGTCGGGGAAGCCTGTGCGGCGCATCCTGTCAACGCGCTGCATCCTCTCGCGTACCCTGTCCTCTTCCTTGAGCCTTTCCTCCCGCTCGACCTCGCACCTGCACATGCAATACGGCTTGAGTCCCCTGCCGCCGCACTCAATCTCGCACTGCTTGGGCGTGTGGCACTTCCCGCAGTAGAGCAGGCCGTCCTTGATGTAGTCGCCATCCTGCGGTTTGTGGTTCTTGGTTGCCGCCTTGGCAAGCCCCTCGATGATTCCGCTTGTATCCATATCCGTTTTCCTCCTTACTTGTTCTTCGGCGCGTATTTTCCAAGTCCGAGAACCTTGTCGACCTCTTCATCTCCGGTGCTCTGGTAGTAGTAGCCGGCGTCTATCTTCTTGTCGAAGCCGTTCTCCTGTGCCCTTCTCGGCTGCTGGGAATGCCTCTGCCCGTCCTTCAGCGCCCAGTTCCGAATCGTCGCCAGATGGTTCTTGTAGGTCTTCCCATGCGACTCCATGTAGCTGCTTAGGTTCTCGATTTTCTCTTCCCAGTCAGTGGGGAACTCGGCTTTTAGCTTCTCCATGTCGGAGTCACTGAGAAGGACGTTCTCGTACTCTCCGTACTTGTGGCGCGTCTCCCTCTTTGATTCTTTAGTAGTTGGTTTATTCGTACTTTGTTGTTTAGTACTTAATTGGGGTTCATTCCCCAAGTTGGAATTTACCAAGTTTTGGTTTTCAAAGCGTGGATAATCGCAGACAATCCATACGCACCGCCCCATTCTCCCGCTCTCGTCGCGCTCCCTTGTGCGCGATAGGAACCCAGCCTTCTCAAGCTCCTTGATTGCAGACCGAATCGAAGTCTGGCCGTCTGCAAGAATCGCCTGCAACCCGTTCTCGCTGAATTCCCAATCATCGGGAAGTGAAAGCATCGTGCATAGCATCCCGCGAGCCTTGAGCGATAGGTCGCTCCTGAAAACGTCGTTGCTGATGCACGTGTAGTTTTCCTTGTGCTCCTTGCGAAGAAACGCCATTTCTACTCACTCCATTCGATTCAGCTAAGGTCTATGCCCTTGAATGATTGGTGCGGCATCCAGTCTAGAAATAGCTTGAACTCGTACCACTTGCAGCACTCGCTGTAGAAGCTCCAAAACTTTTCTGCCACCTTCTGATGCCATCTTGCCTGGCCCAATGACTTTATCTCGTAGTCAGAATCTTCGAAGCTCAGAACGCAAGCCTTTAATGAGTGGTATCCCGAATGAAGGCCGCGCGGTATGACCATGAGGTTGTCGATGCTGTTATTGTCATGGTTACCGTCTATGTGGTGGATTACATAATTTTTGCCAAACTCAAGACCGTAATGCTCTTTGAATTTTCTTCTGTAGTCGTTTGGCTTCCTCGGTGGGTACTCCACTTTTTTCACTCCTATATACGAAAGCCCCGTCACAGGTAGCAGCTGTGATGGGGCTTTCTATTTTTCATGCCGTCAAGGCTTGAAAACTATGTCATGCAAGGCTGCTACCCTCGCGTTCTTAAATTATAGCATCAAGATTCCTCGATGCCTTCATGTCTCTTTGATAATTTTCCCGTATCGGTAAGCTACTAGCTTCCGCTTCATCAGGTATACCTGGGTTTTCATTCCCTTCACATCTTCCCAGATAACATTGCCGTCAGAATCCGTGTACACGAAATCGACCACATAATATATTCCGCGAAAATGCTTGCCTTGACAGTCAAACGGCGGTATCAGCTCTTCCCTGACTTGTCTTTTGAGGTCTGATATCTCGCCGTTGCTCTCCATTTCGCGCAATTCAACGTAACGCTTGGCTTCTCGCCTTGAATCAAAGACCATGCCATCTATCGTAGTCTTTTTAGCGTTGTACTTGTTCATCATAATCACCTCGGCTCTTCAGCATATTCCCAATGGTATCCACCAGATGTTTTTGCCTTCCCACGGCACACGTTGGAAATAGCTTTGGATGAAATACCAAGCTGCCTGCCAGCTTCGGAGATTGACTTGTAGACTTCGCCAGTTTCGACGCACAGTACCTTTTTACTCGTAGCTTCTGTCATAGCAAGAATCACGTGCTCGCTAACTTTTTTGCCTTTATGCGCCTCGCTTATCTTTTGCCGAGTCTCAGGGCTAAGATGCTTGCCGTAGTTCGGGCTGTTGGCACCCTTGAGCGCTTCGCTTATCTTTCGCCGAGTCTCAGGGCTAAGATGCTTGCCGTAGTTCGGGCTGTTGGCACCCTTGAG